AGAAGGTCACCGCTTGAATTTCTTCGCCCGGCGGCCATTTCTCGTTGCTTTTCCTTCCAAGTCATGTTGTGCCACTTCTCATTGTGCTGATCATCATTTATCCTTTCTTTTAGACTCTTTTGCTGTCTATTGTCCAGTAATTTTCTCCCGACACCCGCCGCTGCTTGCGCAAGCGGATGGGGGATACTTCCTAAAATGGGAACAGCGACGTCACCGACAATGCCCAAAACTTTTTCCCACCACTCACCAGCAGGGTTCTCTTTAAACATCACCGCTGGAGGCAAACCAGCCTGCACAGCAGCGACTAACTCAAGAACCGCTGGGTTAAATGGGGGTGAATTTTTGGCCAAAGGAACTAAAGAAGCTTCCTCAGCAACAGTAACAGTGACTCTCCTCTCGATGATCTGCCTAAACTTAACAGCAAGTGTCGAATTTTCGGACAAACCAGAGTAGATTGACACAATCATGTCACACGGATTAGGTATGACAGTTGAAATAGGCTTCAATGGTTGGTATGCGAACCCACCAGTAGCGACTTGTTCAAGGGTTGGAGAGAATACTGATTCGACTGTAGTGTTTCCACTATTTGGCGTAGTTCTGTTAAAAACTATTGGATTAGCATTCGCGTATTTGGGTTCACAGCTTCCGGCGGCATATTGGTTTATCACCGAATATTGCCCCTCAGCTGCGGCCCACTGGACGACTCCAGGGTACTTCAAAAGCTCATCAACTGAATTAGGTGCACTCTGCACGTAAAACAGGTTCTGAACTGTTAAGTCCGTAACAACAGTTGGAATCACTCCCACCTTAGTCTGCAAATAAGATCTAGTCGATCCCGACGCCGTTTGGGGCATCCGGGAAACCGTTAAAAGTCCTTGTTTGTAGATTTCGGCAGTTGTGTTGACAACTTCTAGGCCACAGCCAGCAACACGAGTGTCACCAGTTGCTACACTAGCAGCTATCGTCAGGCCCAAAGTGTGCGCCACCGCAGGAATTGCGGGAAACACATCTGTGTCTGAGTAGTCGATGGTACACGACCATAACTGTTTGTTTGATGTGATAGCCGAACCTTGATAAATGGTAGAACCAGCTAAGTTTCCGCCAGTCAAATTGGCAACACCGACAAATGGATAGGTAACGATCCTAGCATTCCAATTCCCCGACCCGGCTAGGTACGGAGTTTTGAGATTTATCGACATTGTTTGAGGCTCAGTTATTGACTCACCGCAATACTCATCAGGGATCCCAGTAAAGTTATCCACCTTGGTGTCATGCCATGGGTCTGTTGCAATTTTAAGATAGGCCACGTCTTCCAAAGACATCCTGCCATCCGCAACGAGGTTAGCTAAAGTTCGCTTTCCTCGGGAAACCTCCCTCCTTGTTGGGGTTGGAGTCTCCATTTCGCCATTAAGTACTTCATTGATTGTGCTCATATTGATTTTTAAACCACCCAGTTTCACAACCTGGTTTTCTTTGGCAGGGGTATCGGGGCCCGCTTCATCACTATGAGCACTTTCATGTCCAGTATTAAGGCTTCCAAAAGAACTTCGATCACTAAAGATCAAGTTCTGTGTCTGTAGTTGTTCGGCAAAATCTTCGGCAAATTCCAGGTTTTCAAGCTGAAACCATCCCAAATATTTCACCATAATTTCCAGATAAACAGGCACGTGGGCAACTAGCCCAGTAAGAGCAATTAGCCTAGCAAAATATTCCGTTTTGTTAAGCTTGTTCAAAGGCTGATAGACCAAAGAAGAACAGATTTTCTCCAACCGAGG